CGGAACATTCGTTGTGTACGGAAGAGTATACCATCCGGGCTCTTTTCCCGTCTGGTCAGGAATCGGCGCTGCAAACTGAAACCCTTCAGGAGAATTCACTTCATCCTGAGGGAGTACAACAGTACCCGCTTCGGTAGTGAATTCTCCATCCCCTTGCCAACCATTGCCAGATGTTATTATAAACTCTAGCGTCGGGGGATTAGTACCATCGTAATAATACGCGAAACTATTCCCCGTGGATCCTCTATTTTCACGCTGTATAGCCTGATCATTAGTTGTATTATCGCGTGGCGATGCAATCGGGCCTGTACGGAAAAACCGTGACCCCTCAATCGGAATGATTGTATTTTCAGGTGGAATGTCATCTACAGGTGGATTTGTATTCGAAGGAGGATCCACATCCACAGAGCCATCGGGAGACGGCTCGACTGGGACAAGGGTGTTGTTAGGAAAACCACCATCAGGTGCTGGCTTGGCAGGATTAGGGCTTGATTGATCGTCGTCATTTGATGACTCCGTCAACTTCAAACATCGCATGATGCGAGGAGTGAGTGAAAAGACCTGATAACCACTGCCAGTGCCTGCGTATACGTTCACACTCAAGCTACTTGGACCCAATTCATTCGGGACGGTTAAGCTATTGAGAACATAAACGGATATTGTACCGTTGGTGTGTTTCCGTGGAACCATGGAAGGTTCCGTCTGAAAGCATGGTGTTTCGAAGACATCACGCGGAGCGGTTTCCAAATACGGAAAGGGAGAACCCCAACCGACAGTAAGAGTTTCGGTACTTGACTGTGTCATGTCCAACTCCATACTGCGTGTTAAATGGTAATCATCGCGATAGTTATCATTGAATCCAGCAGGATCCCACCGAATAACAAGTTTACCGCGATGCAAACCGCTGCAAACCACCTCAAAGACGTACTCCATGTCTGAGCGCCAATACTCGAAAGGATTGGTGGTCCAACACGATGGTGTCATATGGACTTCGTCATTAAATTTCTTATACAGCTGGGGTGTTACCTCAACAGAAAATAAATGCGTTCCAGGGGTTTGCGACTCCGACCATTCGAACGTGGTTAACAAGCATTTGCGTTTAGCAAGCTCAGCAAGTTGCACGTCTTCAGGACCCTTCATGACCGCTTTGTTGCGAGTCAGGGCCAATGGCTGGATAATATCCTTCATGTCACCTGTGGCAGCGTCTGTTACGCGATCCATCTGAGGTGCAATGAGAGGAAGTTGTGACGTTCCTACGCTCACGTTGGGAGATATTGCACGTGCAAACACGTTAATGAATGCACTACCTTCCTGACCAGTAGCGTGGGCGAGTTGGTTGATAGTTTGGACTGTAACCAAACCCGCGTTATTCCAATCCCTCTCGAGAATATCATAGAAGGGAATGGGATAATTGTAGGGAAGCGTCATTGACCCACCACTTGATAATGCTGGATCGAGAATCACATGGGATCGCTGTGTGGCCTCAACCAGATCAGCATCGACTCCAGCTCGGTGCAGTAGTGTGTTGTCTTGGTTGTGTAGAGGCACATACGAGCAAAGCATTCGACCCATCATCATCGGATTTCCCGATAACGTGAATCTTAGCTCTAATCCCATGCAACGCAAAAGACGGAAGTGGCCCAACCGATTGGCTAGGACACGATCCTCAAACAATAAGGACCACGGATTAAACTGAATGAATTCCGGGGTGTTATGTCGCCATTCGATTGTGGCAATCTTCACTTCACGGGACATCAATTCAGAGTTATCCAAATAGTCCGCTCCTTGTATGGCAGATCCAATACCCAGGTTAGCCATACCATGGCCTGAGTGTTCACTGTCGTGAACGAGAAAATCATTTGTGTTACTAGAAGCAGGATCTATACACCATATTTGCACAGCGAACCCAAACTGTTGCAAGGCGTGTTTCATTGGTTGGCCACAATAGCCGTCCAAAGGCAAAGCCTTAACCGCCGTTACCACGGGCGATAGGTGATCCATATACCTTTGAATGGGTGACGATTCCTTAACCGCCAACAACGAACATTGATTAAAGCGCTCTTCCGAGAGATCTCGGAGAGGGGCTATCAAAACGTTGGGAGAGGGGACTTCAACAACCGGATCGAACGAGAGACGCTGCTCTTGTGTGTAATACTGATCGTTGTGCAGTTGCATATCAGAATAGGATTTCTCCAATTCCTCAAACCAAATCCCTACTGCGAGGAAAGCTAATCCGATTTTACTGACGTAATCATCAAAAACTTCCTGGGGGTGTCGAGCTAACTCGATGAGGGTGGGAATCATCATACCTTTGAGGTACTGATGATCCGAGAGATCTGCATTCATCATTCGGACATGGAGTGGCTTCAAAATAGAGTCCAACTCCAGCGGACAATCGTACAGTCTCCGACGTGGAACCCAACGCCACCTCCTTTTACAGAAGACGACATTCTTTCCATCCTCTAGGAAAGGTTTTTCCGCAGAAATTTCTCCTTTATCACCTAGAGTGTACGGCATATTGTGAGCCGTACAAAACACTTCCATGGAATGCATATTGAACCACGGGACATAAGATTTGCCCGCGGAATCATCGCCCATGTACATCATGCGTACAACCTGATCGAACTGAGGCACCTTGTCAAAATGCAACGTATCGGCTGTGTGGTAATACGCACACATGTAAATCAACTTATTCATGATTCCATTGGCCTCGATGGTGACACCGTGACCGGATGTGTTCCAACCACTTATTCCTACGAAAACGCCAGCGATACTGATGTGTTTCACGGCTAAATCCTCGAAATAAGTTTGGATGGCACGCACATGCCAACCTTCTGCGCCAAAGCTTAGAGCGAACTGAGCGAAGATAGATCCGAC